TTACGATCCCAGTTACGACGTTCGTCATCGTTACGACATGCGTCTTTACCTTTCTCGATAAATTCTGCAAGTCGTTTAGCGCTGACAGGTTTTTGTCGTTCACCGATAACAAATACATCGTCTTTCGACAGAACATTAGGAATACCATCACCTGTGTCGCCTTTAGCGATATGTTCAATCGTGAAGTCGATAATCTCTTGCTTAGATGCAGTTACATATTTCTTCTGCATTGGTGACCACTGACGCACATTCCCAGAAGAGAACGGAGCGAGTTGTAGCTGCTTAAAGTCCTTGTCAGAAGAAAGAATGAGCACAGGTTGCGCTTCTTCCATCAAACCTTCTCGAACAAGGTTGTTAGTTTGGCACCACTCTGTCATCACAGCAATGACATCGTCTGCTTCTGCACGATTCAGATGAATAACTTTGTAAGGGAAATGCGTGGAGATATCGTCACGCATTTCTGATAGCGTATCAAAAATTAGTTTCCAGTCCAAGTCTGAACTATCACGCATCTTCTTACGAGATGCCTTGTAGTGTTCGAAAATCTCTTTACGCCAGTAGCTACGACCATCACAGGCAATCACAAGTTCGCCATATTCTTTACCATACTTTTTCTTATAAGATTTAAGCGTGGACAAAGTCACATGGCGTATTAGATTTTTAACCTCAGATTCTGTACCCTTTAGTTCACGTTGGAATGTTAGGATGGCAGACAAAGCTACCTGACTATAATCAACTAAAATCATAACTTATTTTCTCTCTGGTCTCTATATGATATAAATGAACTGATACAATATCTTCCATCTCCAGAATATTTTTCAGAAGATGAATTGACAGTTGCCACTTCATGTGGTGTGCAAGATGCTATTAAAACAATTCTGTTATTAGTTGGCTCGATTGTAGCAATTTTACCATGGGCTGAATGCAGAATAATTTCTCCACCACTAAATTTCTTCGGTTCTTTATGAAAGTAATTTAGAACAGTGAAAAAAGATGAGTCTATGTGTCTCTTGTAATATCCACCATTCTCATAGTAAGATAGAAGGTATGACAGACTGTTACAAGAATAAAGACACTTATACAGTGGATTCTTTTTGATCAGAGTTTCTGCAACTTCATTAGACCAAATGTTAGAAGAGAAATGTCTTATGAAACTAGATTCATCTATGTTCTTATAGAACGATTCTAGAAAGACACCACTCTTAACAGTTTGAATACTACCATCTACTTCAGCAGAAATTAAATCTTGTTCTGACGAAAGAGTTTTCTCATTAGTCAAAGAACCGAGTTCTTTCCATATGTCAGATAGCTGAGGCTCTGTGTAAAAGTTATCGATAACAACTGCATCAATACCATCATCAACAAAAGTGAAGTGCATTAAAATGCTCCAAGTAGGATACACTCTTCATTCACACGACCATTCGGCGTAGAAGGTTTGGTTGTTAGTTTCTTGAACGCACCATTTAATGCACGTTTACCCATCGCAAGACCTTTGAAGAATTCTTCTGGTTTGCGTAGTGTCATAGTCTTAGACTCTTTGACATCGAAACCGAGGATGGTTGTACCCTTAACTGAGAGCATACCACCATCAGACTTATACACAGTAACTTTACGATACTTGGTGTTGTATACCCACAACTCTGTTGAGGTTAGGATATCTTCTGGCTTGCATGACTTTAGTTTGAGATCAGCAAACTCTTTCATGAACTTCATTTTGGACACTAGCTTGGTAGGGCTAACTGCCTTACGCTTGCGTGGTGCACGATTAGCCTTAGCTGTTTGCACTTGTTGTTGGCAGTCAGAGATAATTTCTTCCATGAACGCCAGATACTTCTTTAGTTCTCGCTTGTTGAGGTGTGAGTAACCTTCCACAATTTGCTCGTCATCGCCAGCAATTGCTTCTTTGATCTCTGGAATGCGTCCTGCGAAAATTTCACCGATACGTTTTGCAATCGGTGCTGCGACTTGGTTTGTCGCAAGGTAACTCTTTGTGGAGAACTTTGTTGTTTTTGTTGTAATGAATTCATCAATAGCACCTTCAATCTCACCTGCCAGATCATGGGCTTTCTCGTCCATACGATCTTGGATGGATGGAGTTGCCACTGGCACGACGACTGTTTTGTCTTCTTTAATTTTCTGAGGTAATGCTTCTTTGCGGATGATATGATTTACCATATTTTCGATGGTGTTCATATGTTCATCGCTAAGCACGTTACCATTAGATACAAGGCGACAGAGCACACCGAGTTGGCGTACATCATAGTCACCTGCCTTGTTGATGGCAAGAACTTCTTTCTTCTTACCGAGTTTTGCGAAATACTCAATCGCATACTTGCGAATTTTCTTTTCGTCTACATTATCACGATACCAAACCAATGCGCTGGTCAGGGAGACATTGTAGTTCTCCTGATCCAGCACTGGTTCATCAATAGTCTTACGCAGGGTTGCGTGTGCTTTCGCACGTTTTGCGAGTGTCGCCATAGGTTCTTAGCCTCCAATTAATAATATATTATACCGCAAAACGCAATAAATGTCAAGCATTATTTTTTGAACGAAACCCCTGTAGACCCACTAACTACTCCACCTAGAATGACTGCTGCACACCAAGTGTCAAAAGTCAGAGGAATTGCGAGAGCAGGGAACAAAGTGTTCAGTGCCCAAATAGTAGCACAGGGCATCAAGATGATGAGTGCTACAGCCAAAACGATAATCAAAAGAACTTTAGTCATATTATACTCCAAGGTTAAAACTTACTTTAGTCACTGAATCCCAACGGAACGATCTCCACTCTTGCTTCTCAACATCAAAGACCCGAACTGCGGATCCAGCAGCGCTGCTACCTTCAGTTTGGGTTTTGGGTTGTTTCGCTTGGGGGATGGCTTCCTCAACGAGGGTGCACTGCATTTCTCGCTCAGTACCATCTCGCTTGGTAAAAGTAATGCGCAGATCTTTTGTGTTTCGATCATGTAGAAGTCCTAGTGTCCAAGTTTTGAATTCTTCAAACTCTTTATCAGCTTTGAATACTGTTTGCATTTTTCACCTTTTCATAATAATCAACTAATGGTTTCCAGAATGTAAGAAACTCTTCTGGAGTCGCATAAAATTCTTTGGTCGTTGTGTGATTCCCGATATTGGATTCAATCACAGTTTGAATATATCCTGCAGGTACAGGAATTTCATTGACAGTCAGCTTGTGTGGATAGTCCATTCGCATTTCCTTTGTGTTTAGTTTTACGTGTGTAATGAACCTTAGACTCCACCACACGCATGCGGTACTTCGGAGTCCTTAAATCCTTGGCAACAAGGTTTTTAGGTTTCAGGGGTTTATTATACACGATATCCTCTTACAAAGCAAATTTCTTTAATACATCCTTAGCTTCAACACAGTTACCCAGCAGTTCATCCATCTCTGCAAGAATCACTAGCTGAGAAAGAGTCTCTGCCATCTTGCGATCTTCAGGAGAAAGGCTATCCAAGTATTGTGTATACTCTTCGTAAGAATACAATTCCCACATAGTGTCAAGCATTTCCACCTGCTCAGGTGTTAGGTTTTCTAGTTGAATCATTATTTAGCTCCAATGGTAGACCATTTTGCAAGTTTCTCTTTTTTCTTAACTCCAGCCTGTGCGACTGAGTTACCATCGATGATTTCGGCTTCGATCATCATTTCGATCATACAAAGCAAATCACCAACTTCTTCTTCGAGTCGTTCACGATTAGTTGCACCATTGTGTTCACCATCGATACCGAACCGAAAAACCTTACTAATTGCTTGAGTGACTTCTGCACATTCTTCTTGGCAGATAAGCATCATCTCTTTGTGTTGTTCATTCATCTGTTTCACCTTTGCAAATTTATTCATTTCAAACTCCATAATATTCAGCATCAGCGTCATAACACTCTTCAGCGTATGACATCATTTCGTGTTGCTTGGTTAATTCTTGCCAACGCAACTCAACGACATAGTTGACATACTCCACTGGAATGTCCAAGTATTCTGCAACTTCTTGACAAGACAGTTGAGTCGTATCAAGAACCTTCTCAATAGAAGGCATCAACATATCAAGTTCAGACATCTTACTCATAATTAGTTCCTATCATCAACCCTAACACAGTTATTCTACCCCATAGTCAAATAAAAGACAAGCCCTGAATGCAAAAACCCCACTCTCGGTGGGGTCTTTTTTAGTAAGTAAGTGCTTACTTATGGTTGTTTCATCAGTTCATCGGCGAATTTCAATAATAATTGGTTATGCTTGCCTCCATGCCACTTCCCATTCAACCAGCTGTATTGGTCATACCAATTCTCTTGACTTTCTGGGTGGCAACCTATTAATCCAATTCTTCCCTGCATTATAGCCATCGGGTCATTATTGCAATAAGTGGATACAACTTTATGTTTGCCATTACCAACGAATGTGCAACCATCGAAGAAGTACATGTGTTCTTCTTCACCATTCCAAGTAACTTTTAGATGTTTAGCGTGAGGGCGACGTGTATCTGTGTTTGGTCGTTTTATATACTGAACAGCGTCTAGGTTATCGAGTATGTTTAAGTAATCTTTACCTGCCCAGTAAGCACCCATACAAATACCGAGGTATCTTCCACCACTTTTAATAAATTTTCTGATTGGGTCTTTGTTCACCTTCATCAGATAACGAAAGTTATCAGCGTCACCAATTCCACCTGGAACAGCGACAATATCTACATCGTCAAAAAAATTATCATCTAACTCGTGCTTCGTGAAAATTTTGAAGTCGTAGTTAGATGATAAAGATTTTATTGTAGCATTAGCGCAATCTACAGCACAGGTAGGGTGGTGTAGAAATAACGCTATGGTAGGTTTCATCTTTTTGGATGCTTACCACCACACACTGGGCATTCTTCGTTTATACCCATAAGAACACCCCTTGGAATAATAGAATCAATCCCAGCGCACCAACACCCCAAGATGCGTAGTACATACGCATATCAACTGCAATAATAGAAGCAGAAAGCAAAACGATTGCTAGTTGGAATAACATACCAGAGAAAGTCAACCATGGACTATGAACACGTGCTTCATCACGTGCTGCTTCTTGTGCTCTAGCTTTTTCTAGTAATTCTTTCTTACCTTCTCCAGTTTTTGGATCAGATTCATAACGATCAATTTTAGCTTGCAATTTTTCAACACGAGCCTTGTCACCCATCTTTTTAGCTTCTTCTAGTTGTCCCTCAGCAATGGATTGCTTGATAGACTTAGACTGATAGAAACCATATGTGTTGGACGCTTTCAGCAAGTTTGTCATTGCTGCACCACTGAAGCTATTGGAAAAGTATGTATTGATGGCTAATAACAAAGCCATTACAACAATAACCAATCCAGCTTTATCTTTAATCGCTGCTTCACGTTCACTGCGTGTCGGAGCCTTCTTTACTTCTTCTGCCATCTTACTTCCTTATTTTGCTAATGGATTATCCAGCGCTTTCTGAATCTTTGTATCAACACCACGTTCGATAGACTTTAGAGCCTGATCGACTTCTCTGTTATTTCTACGAAGTTCGTCACGTACTTCTTTAACTGCTTGATCAGTTTCACGCTGGCTTTGTTTTGCACTACGCTCAACCTGCTCTACAGTTCCTTCTAAACGACGGATATCTTGTTTCAAGTCGTTCTTAATATCTTGGGTATACTGTACAGACTTCTCAGAGTTCTGCATAGTAATTTCCATTTTCTTATTTAGTTCAGACAAGTCTGGAGCCACGTATTCTGCAATACGCTTTTTCATAGACTGGTAGTCTTTGTAAACTTCGAAAGCACCATACAAGCCACCTAGTGTTGAAGAGACTAGAGTAAATGCTACCATTAGTTTAGCAGGTGTGAATTCATACCCGCCGATACTAATAACAGTATCCTTACTTGCATATTTCTTCATTGCTTCTTCAGCTTGGTCAATCTTAGCGTTGACGTCTTTAATTTCTTCTGACATTTTAATTTCCTCTGTTGTATTGTGAATCGACTAATTCATTGTGTAGTCTATCGGTCGGACCAAACAACCCACGACCT